ATTTGGTCGAAAACGCATGGACCGAAAAATACTTAGGCATTCTTAAAGACATCAGAGAAGGAAAGAAAATAGATATAGATCTTATTTCAAAAGACGCTTCAATTCCATTTAACGCGAAAATAGATCTCATCCAGAAGGCGATGGAGGGAGCAGAGGACTCTAACGCATATCTTGTAAATGAGAAGTATCAGGCTGCGAAAAGGACTGCCACCGGCACACTAAGGGATGGCGAGTCTCCGGTTTCCGTAAAGGATCTCAGAGAATACATTTCGACGTTTGACAGCAAGGCTCTTCCGTTATCTGTAAGAAAACTTTACCAGGATGCAGCAGATCTTCTGGACACTACAATGGTGGCCGACAAGCTCGACAGGGAAATCCGCTCCAAGGGTGAGGCGTGGGTAGTAAACGGGATTGTAAATGAGGACGAGGCCACCGCCTTATTATCCTCGATAGACAACTCAGTTTTGATAGACAAGGCTGGTATGAGGGCGCTGCTCGATACATTCAGGAGCAACGCAAAAGCGGTCGCACGACAGATGGCTTATGATCAGCAGAACGCCGAAGACCGACAGTACACCGCAAGCCAGAGGGCAGAAGCCGCAGCAAAAAAGGATGCTCAGGATGCCCGTAAGATTGCTGCTCAGCGGGTAAGAGATGAATTTATCAAGGATCTCGGCAAGGGAATGACAACGGAGCAGTACCTTGGATATCAACTCCAATACGAGGAGATCTACAGAGAAGCTCCTGAGGAATACTCTTCATCATTCCATCCCCTTGAGGTGCTATATGTATCGAAACAGGACGCCGAATACGGGAAAAAGGAATATGAGGCTCAAAAGGCGTTTAGTGAACTCGTCAACTCCAGCATGATCGAGGGCTGGGAAAAGACCACCGACCCTCTGTCATACGACATGATAAACAAAATATTCCCGTCTGATTCTGAAGCGGATAATAAAGGCAGAGCGTATTGGACTGAGAAACTCAGAACGTTTCTTATGTCCGACGAAGCTGGCCATATAGAAAGAACCAACGCGGTAAACGCACTTATCGCTGCTCGGTCAAACAGATGGGCTGGGTTATATGGATCACCCGAATACAATAAAGACGCACCGATGCTTACCAGTGAACTCCTAAAGCAGTACCGCGGGGTATTGAAGATCTCTGACATGGAGGGGTTCGGCAATGATATTGATAGCTTTGCGAGGGCTGAGTACGCCCTCAATGAAGCAGCGAAAAAAGAAGCCGCTGGCACGACACACAGCCCAGCAGAAGTCGCGGCGGGAAAAGACGTGTACTCCAGACTCCAGGGATACGCGGCCATGCTTGCTATGGGGACCCTATCTTCCGGATATGCCAGCCAAACTATTACGATTACAAAAAACGGTGTCGATCATCAGGTAACTCTTACGCCAGAAGTTTTTGAAGCAGTATTGCAAGAGAACGCAGCGCAGCTAATCGCTTCTGGGGACTGGGGAGCTGCCGTAGCTCTCAAGCAAAAGTTTATGGGAAAAGTAACCAACCCGGTCTGGAAGCCGGTAGAGGATGCCATAAAAGAGATCACGAGCAACGGCAAATATTATAACAAATTCCCTCCAGAATTGCAGAATTGGGTAGACCTCGAGATAGCCCAAACCACAAATCCGACGCCAGAGTACATTAGTACACTCATCTCAAACCTGAAAACGCGGGTGCATAAGCTAGATATGCGGAACTACATAAAACTCAAACAAGGGGCCTGGGATGTGTCTGAGGATTACCTCTCTGCGGTAGGAAAGGGTGAACTCGAGCCATTCATAGGAACTGTAAACGGTAGGGTTGTCGCTACCTTGCAAGAATTCAATACAGTCATCACCGGATGGGCTGAGAATACGCTTAAACAAGTAAACTACGCTTCTGGCGCAAATATTTTAACAGAGGGGAAGAACGCGAAGCGCGAGCTTTTCACCAATGGGCATCTGCAATTCAGGGTCACTGATCAAGCTACCCTGAAAGCACTTGGCGCTTCAGGCACCGAAGCCGTTTACTACATGGCTTTCTATGGCAATGACGCGCTCCCGGCACGTGAAGTCAAGAACAAAGATGGTGGGTATGTTCAAACATTCATCCCATGGGAGAAGGACGGAGAGAAGAATGGACGATGGGTTCATGTTGAAGCGAAGCGTGATGTGGACGGGATAACAAGATTCCAAAAAACACAAGCGCAGATCAACGCTGATATCGCAAGAGGAATCATCGAAAAGGAGCCGCCTGACTCGATTAAGGCTGTTGAAAACTATCCCGGCATGGGGATTTAACCTCTGGAGATTATTGATGGATCTACAAAGCTATTACCGGAACTTATACGCTTCGTATCGTGACGAAGAAGAAGAAAAAAGGCTTTATGACCCATCTTCTTTCGATGATAGCCTCATTAAGTACGCTGACGACAACCCTGAAAAAGACAAAGAAATAGCTAAGGCAAAGGGGCTCGCTCCTGGATACGCTGATGCCCCGGTCCAGTCATGGATCCCTGTCGATATAGCAGGAACCTTTCAAAAGATACTCGAAACCGCCCCCGAAGGGGTTAATCCTAACGAGCTGGAAACCAGACTAAACACAGCCTACTACTTGGCCAAGACAAAGAACATCTCTTTCGACGACGCGTTTGAAAACCTGGATTCGTATATCGAAACGGACTACGGAAAGGCCACTGGCCCAAGGTCTGGCCTTGATTCGCTCATAAACATTGTAAACACCGGGATAATAAATCGGCAGATATTCAAGTATGCCAACGAACTCAAACACAAGGTGGGCGCCTTCGATGGTCAGTACAAGGATTGGACCGAGATCGAAAAGGATCCGCTATACAATAAAATTCGCGAACTTGAAACCCGCCTCCCCACACAGGACGTATACAAAAGATCGTGGCCGATAGAAACGCTGAAGAAGGTGATGCAAGTTATCCCCTCCATCACCGAAAGCCTCGGTAAAGGAGCTTTAGCTTCAATAGTTGCGAATATAGGCACAACGGCGCTCATGGGAGGGACGATAGGATCTGTAGCTGGTCCGCTCGGGACGGTAGCAGGTATCGCCACCGGCGCTACAGGCGGGGCAATTGTTTCCATAATCCCAACCATCGCCTCTCTCGCATCCGGCCTCGCCACGTCAACAGCAGTCGCGTTAAATACCCAAGAGGCTGAAGGTGGCGCAGCATTCTACGATCTGATCAAATTCAGAGATCCTGTCACTGGCGAACGAATAAATCCAGTCCAGGCCGCAAGATGGTCAAGGGTTTACGAAGCGTTTTCGGCAGCGGTTGAAATGATGCAGACAGACGTATTCTTTAGGCCTTTCAACAATGCCCTAAACTCGGCACAGAAAAACGCTTTTCGCGGGGCCGTAAAATCATCTCTTGAATCAATCTCTGACGCATCTGCCAGAGCGGGAACCCTCTTGCAGCTCGCCAATACTACCGCCGGGAAATATCTCCTTGAAGTGGGCAAGCGAACCGCCCAGGAAACATTCGAGGAGGATCTTCAGGAGGGACTCCAGATATGGACCACCGAACAGGCGAAGCGAATTACTAATAAACTGGACAATACCAGTATTTCACCAATTCAGAAAGAAGAGATCGTCAAAAGGATCGTGGATACCACGGTATCATCGGCTATAGGTCTCGGGGTATTGAGCTTAGCTCCTGCCGCCCAAGTAGTATGGAGCGATACGATATCAAACAGGGCTGAAGGAGTCTCTGAAGGGGTAAAAGAGTTCGTATCGGAGAAACTGAGCCCAGAACCCATAACCATAGCTCCAGAGCAACCAGCAAAGCCGCCTTTATTCTTCAAGTCCTACGAATCAGCACCTGGGGTTATGGAATTCCGTGGAACAACCGACACGGAAGGTCAAAACAGGAAACTCTCCGTCGAGGCTACTGTCGTCATGAACGACGAAGGGAAAACCGCGACGATCTCCGGTATCGGAACGAGTAAGACTATTTCGAAAGATCCCAGGGAAATGACCAGGCAGATCAAGGAAACGATAAAGAATATTCATTCCGAGCTTCCCAGGTACGAAATCCTCTTTACGCCAAAGAACACCATCGAAAAACAGGTAAAGACCGAACTTGAGGCGGAAATTCCGAACATCTTCAAAATGACTCAAGAAGCCCCACAGCAGCCACAGGAAGCGCCGGTAGTGAAATTAGACCAGAAAGCCACTGTAGACGCAACTGCTTTACAGCAAGAGGCCATACAGGGCAATCAAAAAGAGACAAAAGCCGAACAAGAGGCAAAATTCAGCCCCGAGGAACTCGCACGGTCACAGCGCGAGGGTGCTGCCAGGATGGAATCCATTCTTGATAGGGGTGGATATAAATTTACAATGGATACAGAGGCAGAGGTGGCAAAAATAAAATTCCATCCCGATCTGCCGAATTTCAAAGAGGGTGTCAATGCTCAAGGGGTGGGGAAAAAGCTAGTAGGGCCTCCTGATACTCTTGGCATGGCACCGATTATCCTCTATGAGACAAATGATGGCCAGCGGTATATCGTGACAGGACGACACCGGCTGGATCTCTGGAAGGAATACGGGTACCCTACTATCCCGGCTCAGATCCTTAAGGAGTCTGACGGATACACTATTTCGGACATGGCGGTTATTGACGCCGAAAACAACATCAGAGACAATCAGGGAACGGAGAAGGATTATGCCAAATACTTTGAGCGAATCAGAATTGGAGAAAAAGAGGCAGAAAGACGAGGACTTCTACGCAACGATAAGGGAAAATTGGGATTCTATATCGGCACGTTTGCCTCCCCAGCGCTACGCTCTCTTTATTACTCCGGCAAGATCTCAGCAGCAAAAGCAGGAGTCATCGCAGAAATAGGGCAAGGGAACGACGCCCTCCAATCTCGCGGCATGAAAGCCGCAGAAGATAAGCGACTATCAGCAGCCCAGCTCAGGGAGTCGATGTATCAATTTAAGCTCGACTACATGAGAAAAACGGGCGGAGGAAAGCAGGACGCTTTATTTGGGGATGGCGACTGGGAGGACCTGGCCGACCAGGTAGAGCTCGGCAAGGCCGCAGCCGACATAAAGGATGAGATATCCCAGGAGATCTCCGTACTCAAACAGGCAGCGAGGCTCACCGATACAGAGCGGTCCAGGTTCCTTGCAGAGTACGGGTTTAAGGTTGATAACGTAGGCGGGCTCCAGGCTCGCCTTGATAAGCTCATGGATCTCCAGACAAGGTGGTCAGGAGAGCTCTGGACCTCGGACCCTGAACTCGTGTATCAAGCAAAAGTCCGCGCCGGCCAAGCGACCGAAGAAGAGATAGCCACATACAATAAGCAACAGGAATCAAAAGGTGAACAGGCGGAGGTTGTCCACGAAACCGCCCCGCTGTATGGTGATAAAAACCCAATCACTTCGCCATCTCCGTGGATATATAAGGCCGAGCAAATTATAAACAATAAAGTTCAGGGGCCTGTGCCCGGGAACCAGATCCTCAAGACCCTCCAGGCCGCTGGCGTGAAGTCCGAGGAGCTGAAGTGGACAGGTCTTGACGAGTTCCTTGCTACAAATAAGAAAAAGACCCCGCAGGAAGTAATGGACTTCCTTGAGGCGAACAAACTACAGATCCAGGAAGTATATAAAAGAGAAAGGACTAAATTCTCTGAGTACGCCCTCCCCGGAGGGGAAAACTATAGAGAGGTGCTGTTTACACTGCCGAGGGAATTGGTAGATGACGGCAATGGAGATGTGCGATGGGACCGCGAAATCTCCTATGTTTCTCAACACTGGGACGAGCCCAACGTCCTCGCTCACACCAGGCTCGACGACCGCGAGACGCCCGATGGTAAGCGCGTCCTTTTCCTAGAGGAGGTTCAGAGCGACTGGCACCAGGATGGAAGAAAAAGAGGATACAAGACCAAGGAGTCTCTTTCACAAATTCAAGCCAGGCTAAAAGAGAAGTACGGGGAGTCTTGGCAATTTGCTATATCTGAGTCCGAAGCTGAGGAGATGCGATGGGCTTACGAGAATCCTGAAGGAATCCCTGAAGCTCCATTCGCGAAGACCTGGCATGAGTTTGTCTTCAAGAGAATTCTTCGTATGGCCGTGGAAGAAGGATACGACGCGATAGGATGGACCACTGGGGAGCAGCAAACCGATAGATATGACCTTTCGCGGCAGATATCGCTCGTTTCGTACAACGTAGGCTCCGAAGAGGCTGAAGTCTACGCTAAAGACGAAGAGCTGGATATGCCGTTAATGGTTGTCAAGAAAGAGGACCTGGAAGCGACTCTGGGGAAAGATGTAACCAATAAGCTTCTTGAGGGAACCCCGGACGAGGATGGCAATGTAAAGCTCAGTGGTATCGATCTCCGAGTGGGCGGTTCCGGCATGAAGGGCTTCTACGACAAGATCCTTGTCGACTTCGCTAACAAGTACGGAAAGAAGTGGGGAGCCAGGGTCCAACAAATAGAAATTGGTACCGAGAGCAAACAACAGTCGAACGGCGACTACTACCAAGAGACCGCAGTGGTCCATTCGCTCCCCGTTACTGACTTAATGAGAGTGGCGGTTCCTGAGGGACAGTACCTTTTTGAGAAAGCACCATCAAATTACGGATTGGATATATCGAAGGCTGAATACAGAAGGCAGATGCTAAAGGCCAGAGAGATCACGAAACTCATGGCGGATAATTCTGATGGATTCTTTATTGATGAAGTAAAAAATATGGTGAGCGCTAATACTTCAGCGTTGATCGATGCGCTCCAGAACGCCAAGTCTCAAAACGTCGCATTCGCTTCATCCGCTGAAGGTGGATATTCGGCAACGCTCACGCCAGCACAGGACGGGTCTTCCGACTGGGATATCAACCTCTTTATTAACGGAGACTTGCTTTTTGCGTACCGATTCAAGGATCGCGTAGAGGCTATAGAGAATCTCTTTACCGATATCGCCTCGTACTATGGATCCGCAGCAACATGGAAAGTAATTGGAGAACCGGGAGAGTTTGAGCTTACACCGGATCAGATAGGTGATATAATTCAAAAAGAGGAGGCTGAACTCGATCTTTTTGAGTATGATGACGCAACAATAGATCTGGTATATGGGAGCAAGGAGGCGTTTGATGCCGCAAACAAACAACTCGATATCTTCAAAGATGACGGAGCTGGAGATTTCTTTACGCGATATGGCTATCTGGAGAATGAAAACCTCAGAGAACCTGGTGTCTCAGGGAATAATAGACGGAGTCCCTCCCCCGTATCTTCCTTGCTCGGCAAAGCAGGCGAAATCCTGCATCCTCAGATTAAAGAAAATAGAAAAAGACAAAGACGTATTAGCTTCGTTGGACAGACTATATCGGGACATCATGACCTAGAAGAATTATTCCAAGTATATCGCAATCCGCAAATAGAAACATTCCACCTGATCTATCTCGATGAATCAGGAAAAATATTGGCTCATAATGCGATGTCTTCAGGAGTTCCCGGAAGAACCGTCGCCGTGGAGTATAAACAGCATCAAAGGAACGCCTATTCATTATCAGAGCGTATGAAGCGCTTAGGGGCTTCGAAAGTTTACCTGCTTCACAATCATCCATCAGGAAATCCAGCACCTTCAACCGATGATGTCACTGTTACTAACTATTATCTTTCCATGCTTGGTAACACTTTTGCAGGCCATATTATATTGAACCACAATAAAGCTGCGCTGATTGATGCCAATATAATAGCTTATGGTGTACGTAATAATATTCCCATCGAAAAACTTGCAGATGAAATTAAATTACATTCGTACTCTTCTTCTGAAACCAGCTATGATGTTGCTAGTGGCAATCACATAGATAGTCCAGAAGAAGCTGAAAGATATGCGCTTTCCATGTTGGGGAACCGGTCTGGTGGATCGCTTATAATTACCGATTATCACTATAGAATCCTTGAATGGAGGGTTTGGAACAATACTAACCTGAAATCAATTTATCAGGCGGTAAAGGAATCGGGAGGATCTCACGCATTCTTTGCCACCGATAACAGAACTCAGCATGAAACTCTTTACAGAAATGTAGTGATGGCTTCGGATAATGGTGGAAAATACAACGTCATGGTGGATCTTCTCTTGCTGAACAGAGGTCAGGACAAAACTGTAAGATTCGATCATAAGGTGATCCACGGTGGAACGTATTTAAACCACTATAATTATCGTATGTCAAAAAATAGTAAATACCGTATCGGTAGATTTGTAATGGAATCTGATCTCGCGCAGGAGGCGGGAGAATTTGACTCATACCAGGAATTCAAGAACGCTTATGTATCAGAAGGAGAAGATGACAGCGAGTTAAAGAAGGCATGGGCGGAGAAACAGAATAAAAAAAGCTCTGCGGAGCTGGATCAAGACTTTATTTCAATGTTACAGGCTGACAGGCAAAAGCTGCGCGACTTCCTCGAAGCGAACGGAGCCGATCTGTTTAACAGAAAAACGCCAAGAAAAAATATGTCTGTCGTTGATGCAACGTCTTACCGGCTCGCAACAGGAGGAGTTGTCTCTGACGCCACTATTGATAGGGCTATGATGCTCATAGAGAAGCATCCAGTAGAATGGCGAAAACGTTTTGCAGATCTCTCAGGTGAGCTCTGGAGCGAAGGGAAACCGCAGGATTTTGATATTGCCCCGCCGCGGCGTAAGAGTCTGGCTACTCTCCAGGCGAAACACAAAGAGGCAATCTCTAAACTACCCGACGGAGCAGAAGTAATTGGATCAGCAGAAGAGCTCGTAGCCAAAACAGAAGAACTCCGGCGCGAACTCGAAAATAAAAAGAGGGCCCTTAAAGAACTTCAGGACAGATTCTCATACGGAGAAAAGAGAATCGTTGATATGGTCAGGCAGCAGAAAGACCTTGAAAAAAGAATATGGGCAGGACGAGTTCGTGCCAAGCTGTCGCCGGAATACAAGGAGATTGTTAAGGAACTCGAAACTCAGGCGAAAGAACTCAAGTCTGCTATCGCTGAAAGAACCATGGCTCTGTCGCCACAATCTGGGATGAAGGGAGCAGCTTACGCGATTGCAAAGAAAGAAGTAAAGGATGCCACTGACGCCCTCAAAAAGCAATACGCAATTGAGAAAGCGAAAAGGACAGAGAGAGGCTTGAAGCTCTACTACGCGAAAATGATATCAAGGCCTGTGTCGAAAAGCATAGACTTCAAGATCGGTAATCAAATAAGAGAGATTCAAAAACAACTTGATCCTAATTTCAGAAAAGATCCTACGGCTATGGAAAATGGTAGGCCGCTAAATAATTGGACGGTGGAAGAGCTACAGGCGCTCTATGAGGAGGTCGAAGCGCTTAGGGATTACGGCAGGAATATGCTTGCTGACAAGCTGTTCGACAGGTCTATGGAAAGGGCTGAAAAACAGTCAAAACTCAAAGAAACAGCAGCTAAAACAGGCAAGAAAAAACCAGCTTATTATTCAGGAACTGACGAAAACGCAGCTCAGCAGAAAGCTGAGAAAAATCTTATTCTAGCTGCTGATGTATCTCTTACGACTATACACAGAATTGCCCGAGAACTCGATGGCGGGGTGGAGCGTGGAAACTTCTATAGGGAGATTGTGGAAAGAGAGCGAGAAGCGTTTACTGAGGAGAAGAATAACATAGATCGTAGATACGCCAGGATTGAAGCGAAGATGCGTGATCTTGGACTCAATAGAGACGCAATGTATCGAGATAAGATAAAACTTGGGGAACAGACTATATCAAAATGGGAAGCTATATCCTTATACATAGGGATGCAGAACCAAAGAACCGCTGCAGCAATAATTTATGGCAATATGATGACCCAGGAGGAGAGGGAGAGTTTAAGCGATGAAGAGTTTTACTATCTCGCCATGCAAAATTACGGATATGTCAAAGATGCGATTGCCACCCTTTCTCCGGAGGAGATAGAGCTCGCAAAGACATTTATCCTTGATGGAGATATTGAATTCGACAGGCTCGCAAATGCAACGTATGTGTATGAAAACAGAATCCCCGAGAAAGAGGGAGTCTATTTTCCTCACGAAAGAAAGTCTCGTTCAGGAGAGGGAGAAACAGAAGAAGAAGTAATTGACCAGGTCCTCGCAAGGGCAGCGAGGGCCCAAAGACCTGTCGGGAAGCAGCCTACAATAAATCGTATTGAGATATCACCCAGACATCAGACGGCGATTTCTCTTGACGCTTTTCAGGTTTATAGAAGAGGAATCGAGCGCCAAGAACACTACATAGCTTATGCTAAATATATCTCCGATATGAACTCAATAATCAAAAACGGAAAATCTGCCGCAGCATTCAGAGAGACCGTAAGGCTCTACCACGGACAGCGTTACTTAGATTACCTGGACCGGTGGATATCCGAAGCCGCAAACCCGAAGGCGTTTACCGATTTCAACAAGCCGGTTCAAGGCATAGACCGCTTCTTTAAGATGATGCGAGGGCCTCTCGGGGTGGCCTACCTCGGCTATAGGGCTTCTCGAGGAGTATTCCAGCTTATAACCTCCCCTGCCCCTTACCTACCCTATGCTGGCACATTCATGATTTCCCGCATGGTAAAAAACCTAAACCCCGCTGAATTCATGAAGGTGCTTTCGTTTGCAAAAGAAAACTCGGCTTTTATTAGGCACAGAACAATCAACCCGACGGACGCATACATAAAGAACTATCTTGAGACGAATCCGAACGCAGCCAAGAGAAGGGCTATGGAGGTTGCGGGCGCAATAATGGAATGGTCAGACATGTGGTCTGTTTCTACGGGATGGATGGCTATATACGAAAAAACCACAGCATCCCTAAAAGATTCCGGAAAAAACAAAGCAGAAATCCACAAGGAAGCAATACGAGAGGCCGACAGGGTAACGATAGAAACTCAGCCGACATACAGACACCAAGATCTGTCTCCTGCATTCAAGAAAGACTCTGAGCTCGAACGATTCCTGTTTCAATTCCAGACCCCCTTAAACGTGATCTACAATCAGCTATTCCATGACACGAGGGCTGACTGGAAGTCGGGCCACAAAGCACGGTCCCTTGGAATCGTAGCTGGCTACTTGTCCGTGATGGGGCTCATTGCGGTAATTACCGCCCCAAAGCACGATGACGACGAGGAGGATAAGAAGATAAAATATTTCCTCTCAGGTATGGCTACAGTACCGCTAGAAACAATCCCGTTTATCGGATCCATAGCATCGGGGTATGTAGAAAGCCTTATTACTGATGAAAGGTACTGGCGAGACGATCAGATATTCCCCGGGGTAAAGAAAGTATTCGATGGGGCTTCTCGAATGATGAATGCTGACGATAAAGAAGCGGCATGGAGGGCATTTTGGCGAATGCTTGAGGGAGCTGGTATGCTTTCCGGATTTCCCACAAGCGCGATCCGTGAATACTATCGAGTCATATTCGATGGCGAATGGGGTGCGCTATGGGGGCAACGAAAAGGAGATTGAGTAGCAGCGTATAAAAAGATAAAACGGTAGTGGTGTTGGGCCTCTTAAAGGAGAGGCCTTGAATAGTCTGGAAATAGTTGAGGGTGACAAACAGTTTTTAGGGGATGTGGAAATCCTCGGAGAAATCAACAACCCGTCACTCAAAAAAGTTAAAACAGATCTACAGGTAGCACGTGGAGAGGCGCAGCTTGCCAGGGCATCCATCCAGGATTTCCTGTCTACAATTCTCGCAGATTCAATAATCGATGTCCAAGAAAAAAAAGTCTTGAGAGCTCAGTGGCGTGAAATTGAGTCAGAGTATCCCATCGTCAGACAGCGGGCTCTCGATTCAGGTATCGGGGAATCAGAAACCGCAGTCCAAGATTACGCTACAGCTTACGCTGCATTGCACGATTATCTCTACACAAATCCCGGAATTCTCCAAGTAATGAGCCTCCCCGCTCCAGTAAATCCATCGACAGCAGCAGCTGTATTTGCAGCGTACTTTGCGGCAAGGGAAGTCCTTGTATCTGGGGCTCTGGCTCAGGCCGTTGCAACAACATCACATATATTTTACGAGGAGCCAGTAGGACCATACGCAGTCGGAGATCTATGGATATCAAACGGAATTCTTTATCAGTCCACAGTGGCCAGGAGCCCGGGAGAGTTCGTGCTTGCTGACTGGATTATAAGTATACAGTCAAATTTTATAGCGACAATTCAAAGCACCAACGGCGACAAGTTCAAACCAGGGTATAGCACTACGACAGTTTTGATTCCTCATGTATTCAAAAACGCAATTGAAGTTACTGATACGTTCCCTGATTCTGCCTTTCGCTGGAAGCGCAGATCTCTCATAGACACAAGCGGCGATGCTCTATGGAACGCCAATCACGCTTCGGGATACAGGACTGTAGAAGTAAATACTGATTCGATCTACGCCAGGGCGGTATACACCCTGGAAATAGACATATAGGAGGATTCAGATGATAGTTTGTACCGCCCAACTAACGCTGTTCGATCAGAATGACGCGCCAAATATCGATAAATCGATTACCGCGTCCCTCGGTACGTCGCAGCTTTACCGATCAGAGGACGCGACCACTACCTACACTCCAAACTACGCAAGCACGCCAAACGTAATACGGGCACACGTGTTCGTTAATGGAGTCGATGTTACCGACATTCTATCTGGACGAAAGTGGGGAACATCTCAAGGGGCGTCTGACCTGGGGACCAATGTTTCTCAGATATCAAAAAACACAAACCTGGCAACGGGAAGTCCACATATGACTATCTACTTTGAGGGAGACTACACCGATCCCGCGACCATGCTTGTGTCTCATATCACTGATTCGATCTCCCTCGTCCTCGTTCGAGAAGGATCAAATGCGGTATTCGTGCTCGCAAAGGGCCAGATGGTCATAGTAAAGGCTGCTGATGGGACCAAAAATACCGCAGAAGTAACCTGCGATCTTATGAGGGTGACTGGCGTAGACGACACCGGAGTTACGTATAAATGGTTCAAGTCGCCCTACACCGCTGCAGACCAGCTCGATGCGAACCACCCCGATGTCATTAGCGAAAAGATCATCTTTAAGACCACAAGTGGATTCGGCACTGTGCCGCCAGCGGATGGGACCTGGGCGGATGTTAAAAGTATCGTCATACGCGAAGATGCAATCCAGGAAATAGGGCTTTTCCAAGTGCAGGCAAAAGACGCGGACGGAAAGATATATTCGACAATATTTACCGTCGTGGACTATTCTGACCCCTACGATGGAAAAATAATACCATCTAACGGACAAGTTTTTGTTAATGGAGTAGGGGTCAAGGATTGTACCCCGGAGATATGGAGAAGCGGATCACTGGTTGATATCTCGGGATACACCTTCTATTGGTGGATATACGACAAGAACGGAAAAAAATCAGGTTTTATTGATACAGCCAGAACTCCCACAGCTAAGACAATTTCGGCCCACACTGCATCGATTACAGGGTATTTCGATATCTCTGTCGCTCTTGCTGCGGCTCCTTCCGCCGGAGACATAATTCGAGTTATCTCTGCTGACAGGCTCTCGGTCGCCACCTATGAAGTAGGTCCAAACTCGACAACATCCAGAATTTACATCCGCTCCCCGCTCAACGGGTTCTCTTCCGTAGCGCCTACATCTAATCAGTACGTAAACGGCAAGCTCTGGCTTTGCAACGGAAATGGAGCAGCGGCAGGAAAAAAAACCACTACAGGAACAACGCCGCTGGCGGTTACTGGCGACGACGTAGACGGACAGTGTCGCCTGGTATGCGAAGCTGATAATCCACTGGCGAGTTAAGGTTGATGATAGTCTGTACCACTGAGATCACGCTCTACGATCAAAATGAAACACCACAAGGGTCATTATCGTCAGAGAGCCACAGCGTCCCGTGCGATCCGGATGGAAGCAATCCGGACCTCACCGGGGCGTCGTCAACCCTCCAAGTCATCCTCGGCGACGAGGATATCACTGACGATTATTCCCTTATCTGTACCCCGTCAAGCGGGGTGACTGGCACAAAAAGTGGATACACCTACACCGTCACAGGAATGACGGCCCTTGCCGGATTCGTCGATTTCGTAGCGACGAAAGCTGGGGCTGCGACAATTCAAAAGCGGTTCTCCATTGTGAAACAACCAAAAGGAAATACTGGAGATCCTGGAGCCCCCGGAGTTGATGCGCCCCGCTGCCGGGGACTCTATCCTTACGGCACCGCGCCATCTTCGCCGGTCGCGGGGGATCTTGTCGTATGGTATTCGACCACAACTGAGGACTGTGGAATTTATCAATACGCAAACAATACATGGAGTAAACTTACCGCACCGACGCCGGATCAGGTGGGCCGCTGCTTCATACATATTTTATCGGCAGTTGTGGCTGCTGTTAGAACAGACAGCGCCGGAAATACTATAAGCGTTGCATACGGGGTGAGCGCTGATTATGCCCCGAATAGCGTAGCCTTTGAGATCCTGCTGGTAAACTTTTTATTTGCTAGAAACATAACCCTTCAAGAGACAGGATATCTAAAAAGCCACGATTACACCGAGTCTAGCGGCCTTCCTACTGCGGGATTTATGCTTGATGTTGCCAATCAAATCATAAAAGCTTACGGAGCAAAATTTGTATCCGCTACCATCAAAGATGCAGCAATCACTAACGCAACAGTATCAGGGAAAGCCACACTTGCCGAGCTTATTTTATCAGGAGTAACAGCAGGAGCTAATATAATAAAAGGGTATAATGACAATGTTTCTCGTAATATACCAAATGGTGCCCTTAACACACTTGTGTCCTATCAAATATGTGCAACAGGGACTATTAGAGCATATATAAACGCAAAAATAGTAGCTGGTTCTGATTTAGTAGTACACGTGGTAAAAAACAGTACAACAGTGTTAGAGCTAACAAGTGGTTATCCAGACTATTCTCTTTCTACCTCGTTTGCCGCATCTGATTTTAGTGTTGATATAGCAGTAAATGCCGGAGACATTATCCATCTAAAGGCACAAGCTACACCATATTCCTGTTCGTATAAAAATTTTCGTATATGTTGTGCAGAAAATCCTGGAATACTTAGCTACATAGGAAGTTAAGAATGAAAAAATACATACTGGTACGGATCAGGCATATGGTCATAAGGAGGGCGCATATGCTTGGAAAATCGGTAGTATGGGTTTTTAGGAAAATTATCAAAGGATTAGTTTTTATTGTGACAAAAATAATAGGAGGAACGCGATGAGTGCAATCAGAATTTCAACGCTGAGCAATCGGGGAAGGTATCAGCATAAGGAATCGGTCGCGGCAGGAGAGAGTAAGGTTTTAATATTGCAAGACTCGTACAAAAGCTGTGTCATAGACATAGTCCCCACGGGTACTACGTTCATGCTGGCGACAACCGCTGCCCCGATCGATGATATTGACGCCGAAGTAGCCACATTTTTTGACGCATACACCGAAGCTCAATCGGCAGCGGTCGAAGAAGCCCTTGAGAACGGCATTGTGGCTATTAAGGTTTCGAATACTGGTTCTGGATCTCTTGTGGTTTGCATTAGCGGAGACTGATATGCCAGTATTAAAACCGAGCGTATTCAAAGGTCGGGGGACGGTGGGAGTGCCTGTCCTCCCAAGCGCAGGCTGGGCCCGCCCCGCCGACTGGCTACCTATGCCGGATATACCCGAGGGACAGCAGAAAGTAGTAATCCTGTTTGGCGTCTATAACGGCGTGGGGAATATACCAAAAATACTCACTGCGTCGGGAAACTATATCGTTGATTGGGGAGATGGAAGCAGCCCACAAAACAGCAACAGTGGCTCTTTTGTTGGACACCAGTATGATTATTCGGCACTTCCCGAATCGTCAGTGTGCTCGCGAGGATATAAGCAGGTCCTCATAACTATCACGCCGCAAGCTGGATTTAATCTGACATCGCTTACAATCCATGATGATTATAGGCTCTATTTTGCAGCCCTTGATATATCAATAAGGTCGTCGTATTTAACGAGCTTATTTCTCAGAAATCTATATCACCTTGAGCGTCTGTCAATTTTTGAGATTGCGACAATAACCTCCAACATTACCACCGAGGGGGTATCCCCTGCGCTACAGTCTTTTAATGCGCCACCTGAAGTCATTGCAAATATAAAAAACTTTAGTTGGTTGTTTAAGTATTCTAAACTTGCCGAGATCGACCTAAACCTCTCTGGCAACACGGTCTCTAGTTTAACAAGCTTTGCAGATAGTGCGGTGTGTTTGCAGCGCGTTAACCTGCATGGAGTTAATTTAGTTGGCTCAGCCAATAGCGCTTTTCGCACTTGCGAATCGCTGCTAGAGGTGCATGGTATTGATATAACAGGCGCAACTGATGTCTCGAATTTGTTTAGTTCTTGCAAGAGGCTTTATCGTGCGAATATAACAGGCATATCTCTTACCATATCTTTCGCGTACACATCTCTGACAAGAGAGTCTATTGTTGAGATTTTTAACAACCTCGCGGTAGTTACAGGTCAAACAATTACTATCACAGGTACTCCAGGAGCATTATTTTTGAGCGCAGCTGAGCGAGCGATCGCCACGGATAAGGGCTGGACGATTACAGGATAAGGAGCGGGTATGGATGACACGAGCGGATTTTACAAGGCCGATGGAGAAACCCTGCTTTTTGGACCGAACTTTGTTGAGAGCAGGGATTTTAAGTTGGAACGAGCCAAGCATGGGGAGTACGCCTATCCGGTCCACGGCTGGTACTGGTTCGAAAGCGAGGCTGAGGCCCGGGCGGGTCTTGGTGTTCCATGAAGCTTGACCTATCAATATTGGTGAGCTTGGCGGCCCTATTGGGGTCGATTGTCGCGTATCTAACGTTTAGCAACGATAAAAGGGACCGCGAGAGGGATACCCAAGTGAAAGAGGGGCAACGCCAGAAGGAGCAGGAACAGCTAAAGAAGGATCTCGAGGATGCAAAAAAAAGAATAGAAAAACTCGAGGGAGACAGTCAGGATCTACAGATAGATACAACCGAGATAAAAACAGACGTAAAACACATCCTCAAGGCCCTCGCAAATATTGAGGCAAAACTCGATAAGCAACAGGGATGTTAAGATGAATGTGATTAGGAACGGAATCATCACGACGGGCTTTGAGGAGATGCGACCGCTCAATCTCCCCCCGGAGAAGCGCTGGCACATCCACGGGGCCCTAGATTTGGCAGGAGGGGATGGAATCATTAGGGCGCCGGCCAGAGGGACCGCCCAGGGGGTGGTTATTTTTAGGAGCCCTGGCGGAGCATGGGGAGCCCCAGGGATCGATGAGAAATCAGAGATCCTGGAATTTCCGTGGAGAGATTACTGGTACGACATATACGGCGGGATCATTGTCCTCTATGAGCCGAAAGGCAGGATGCATATTCTCGCTCATATCTGGGCCTCCCAGATTCTTAATCCCCAGCCGCACCCAGCACAATTTCCCTTCCGCTACGCGTACTACATCGAAGAGCGCGAAACCACCAGATACCCATGCCACATGATGCTGACTGAGACCGTGGAAGTAAAAGACGGTCAACCGTTGGCACGAGTAGGAAATGCGGGGCAGTCTACCGGACCTCACGTCCACTGGGAAATCCACCACCAAGCCACGAAACTTGACGATTATCCTTTAAGGATAAACCCGGAGGAATATTTATGAGCGCCGGTTACACACAGGAAGCGAACGGAGATAGGTCTCACCGCAGGCTCTTAGCGATCCTCTACGCTGGTGTATCATTCGCTCTTTTCGCAATCGCTGCTCTCAGAAACAGTCAATGGGCATTCTGGGGCGGGGTCGCTTGTACTGTAGCATCGATAGTTTACCCAATTTTGACGACTACCCACGAAATTAAAGAAGTCGCCGCGGCGTGGAAGGGTGTTAAGTCTAAATCTCCAACCTACGAGGGAGAAAAATGAAATGGAGAAATGGCGCACTTATTTTGTTCTTGTTCTTGTCGGGCTTGTGCTGGGGGCAAGCATCGGAATCGGATTTTACAGATCAGCCTCTGTCTCAGTCAGAGCAGAGCGAGACCAACTCAGGTCTGCTGTGGCAGAGTGGCGCGAGCGCGCTGGACAGCTCGATACTGAGCTTCGAAGCGTTAGGGACCAAGCTGAGGCTAATCGAAGACTGGACGAAGAGATCGCTCGAACTCTCAGAGAAGGCATTGCAGCTGTCAACGCGGCTCGAACTGACTACGAACGCGGCATTCAACAGCTTTATTTCGCTCGAGACATCTTCAACATCCTTAGAGAGCGCTACGACCCAGATTACAAAACACCTGGCGAATCTACAGGCTGAGGCGTGGATCTGGAGAATCACTACCTTTTGTTTTGCCGGCCTTTCTTTGTACCTTTTCCTACAGTAGCGTCGATGATACCTGTGAGTTTTGAGATATCGTAGTTCTCCGGATGCGTATACCCATCAGCAACCTGGTCAGATGACCAGCCGAATAAAGCTTTCCTTAATTCCTTCGGCACACCCTGTTCAGCAAGTTCTGTGTTGATCGTATGCCTGAGCGCGTGGATCCCGCCGGCGCCGGCCTTCTTTCTGGCAGTCTTCACTGAATCATGCCATGCCCAGTAATCCACCGGATCCCCGTTTACTTCAAAAACAAGTCCTTCTTTTCTTCGTGGCTCGAGTAGTTTTTTCAATTCTTTAGGATATGGGTAAACCCTTTCCTTATTCCATTTTGGGGCCTTTAACCCCTCAGCGCCGACATTCTGTGGCAGATTGTGCTTTACATGGATCAAGTTTTTCTCGACAAGGATGTCTTCCCAGAACAGCCCTCGGATCTCCCCAGCTCTCATTCCGGTATACCTTGCAGTTATAGCCATGAGCCAGTGCTGCTCGTCTTTCCAGTTCTCCCTTGCAAGGAATGCCTCAGCCTCTACCCGCGTGAGCGCCTTCCTGGGTTTCTTCTTATAGGAGATCTGCTTCACTCCAAAACATGGATTGTACGTGATCCTTCCCCGATACATTGCTTCGTTTATCACGATCCTGAATACCGAGTAGACCTGCTGTGCAGTTCTGGACCTCCCGTGCTTTTTTACAATCCGCTCCTGGAGACTTATGACGTCGGGTCGTGAGATCTCGTTCAAAGGAATTGATGCAATAGGATCATCGAGGATCTCTAAAAGGTAGCCCCGGTTATCATCCCTGGTCGCATCTGCATAAGTTTTTCCTTCATTCAAGACCCTTTCGATATGAGGGCATTCCTCAATAAAGAATCTGGAGGCCCAGTCCTTAAAAGGACTCGAGGAAGATCCAGCCTTGGCTTTAATTTTCTCATACTCAAGTGTCGCCCAGGCTATGGCAGCGTCTCGGTTTCTCAGTCTGGAGGATTTCCCGCTTCCTATCTTACCGGTGATGGGATCTCTAAACCTGAAATAATAGATCCCGTCACGAGGTTCAATGTAGAAGTCCTTTCCCATACTTTTCCCATACCTCGATATGGCACTTTTTATAATTCCTTATACTATAATGGGACCAGCCGGAGTCGAACCGACGACCTACTGCTTAGAAGGCTCCTAAAGCATCAAAATATCCCATTACACATAAAGAAATTATTTTATATCTCCATATATTATAAATATTTCTCGTCTACAGGAGTATATCGCTGTATACCGCACAATATCAAAAAATCCCATAGTTTTAACCATACCTACTGCTCTTTTATCTTTCGCTTGCTCTTGTGTTTTTTTATTGGATCCCCATTCCAAAACACTATGGTCGGCCAGAGGATTATGGTATACAAAAAACCACCAATATTCCTTTTAATATAAGTATAACTTGACCATTGTTCTTTATTGGATGACCATCTATGAAAGTAATACAATCCACCGATAATCCATGTAACTACAGTAATAAACAAGACATAGAAACATAATGACACGGGAGCAATACCTTGTTCTGCCATAAGCCCAAGGACGAAAGTCGCCATAAATGACGTATAAAAAATTATCGAAAGTATCATTTTTTATTTTTAGTTTTAATCTTATCGACTACATCAGCGACGGCGCCTGTGGCTTTAAACAATAAATGTATGCCTATGAACACACTGCCAAACGCAATTACACCGACAAACAAGTGTTCGACAATGTCCAATTTGTACCTCCTTCTATTTTCTAAAACTCCTTCATTGAACTCCTATCTCCTTCTGTCAAAAGATATGAAAGTATGATTCTATCTCATATATAAATTCAATATTGTGTCTTTCATATATTGGAAGAATGTATTTTTTAAAAAGAGACATTGCCTTTGTTGGATCTTTGGCATTTTCTGAAATTGCCACAAAAGCCTCTGAAACTTCTTTCAGTACTTCAGCTCTTCCAGCCTGTTTTCCTAGTTCACGGGCCTTGTTCTTTTCATGTTCGAATAGTAAAAGTCCGCCAATGATAAGCAAAAAAACAATCGATGTAACAATCTCCACCCTTAAACCTCCCTTTTAAAACTCCTTTACAACCCCCCTTATGCGTCCAATGAATCGTATATTTTCGCTCTCGTCAGGCTCTTCTATAGTTGGATATTTAGCGTTATCAGAAATAATTCTATATGCCTTCTGCACTTTCTGTATTCTTTTAACAATAGCGTTTCCTTCAAAATGCAGAGCATATATTCCGTCATATTGCCAGCCAAAAGTATCACAGATAACTACATCATCATGAAATAATGTATTTTCCATTGAATCTCCAACTACTCTGAGTGCAGCAACAGCTGTCCCTAGTCTGATCATCCATGCTGGAGCTGGTATGTAGGAAGTAATAACTTCATTCTCTACAAGATCAGCTCCATGTCCTGCTGATAATGTTTGATTCAATAGCGGAATTAAAAATTTATTTGATTGCGTAGGTAGTGTATTTTGATATTCTGGCACTAAATAACCAAACGGAACATCCAATACTCGCACCATCTCCATGATTTTGTTTACCGGAGGATAGCGATTATTATTCTTCCATGACGAAAATGACGATGCAGGAACGTTGATTTTTTCGGCAATATACCAATCCTTGGTATTAAGATCCCTGTATCGTTCCCAAAATATTGATGCGTCGGCACCTTTGTTTCGTCCCATAATATGAGTATACGAACGATTACCAAATCCACAAGATAAGATTTGTGCAAAAAAATGAAAAATAATACTTGACTAAAACTTATTTGCGTTTATAGTGGTACTATGAGACGTAAACAAGTTTATAGAACGTATTCGTATCGAGCAGACATTCCGTTTTCATTAGAAGAAAAAGAGCAGGTTGTTGAGTTCATTGAAAAAAACGGACTCGTAGCAAGAAAGTGGTTACGCACTGTTGTACTAAAAGCGATAGATGATCAGCGAGGGGACGCTAAATGCGGCTCCTGACCGTCAACGAAGCCCTGGCTGAATTCAAGATGTGTAGGGCGACTCTCTATAAACGTATCGGCCAAAGAAAGTTCGGATCATACAAGAACGGCTCAAAGACTCTGCTCGACGCAGACGAGATCGAGCGATGGCTCAAGAAAACACGCAGGGAAGCCATCCCTGCAAAAAAATAACAGGAGGTAGTCAATGGGCTACAGTGGTGACGAGGACCTGGTAGAGGAGGTCAAAGCAGATCTCCAGGATCGCAGGACCTTCATCGGCGGAAGCGATGCGCCGGTAATTATGGGTATTTCCCCTTGGAAGACCCCGTATCAGTTGTGGCTGGAGAAAACCGGCCAGGCTCCGGAAGCAGATCTCTCCGAAATCGAACGAGTTCAGTGGGGAATCAAACTTGAAGACCTGGTAGCCAGGGAATTTGTGGCTAGAACAGGGATGAAGGTCCGCAGAGTGAATCAGCGCCAAAGGCACAAGGCAAAGCAGCACTTCGTAGCGCAAATCGACCGCAGGATAGTCGGCGGTGGAATCCTGGAATGCAAGACCACCGACGGAGCCAGGAAGTCAGACTGGGACGATGGAGTCCCTGATCATTACCTGGTGCAGGTGCAGCATCAAATGATGGTAACTGGAGAGAGCTTTGCTTATGTAGCGGTTCTGTTCGGAGGAAACACATTCCAGTTTTACAAGGTAGAAAGGGATAATGATCTCATCCAAAACATGGAGGTGATTCTCGACAACTTCTGGTCCTTGGTGCAAACCAAGACCCCGCCAGAACCATCAAGCACCGAAGAAGCTCGCCAAATGTGGCGTAAGCCCTCAGCTGATGTAGTGATTGGCGGAGACGATGAGAAGTCAATCCTGAAAGATCTTCTCGAAGTAAAGGATCAGATCGAGGCTTTGAAAGGGAAGCAGGACGAGCTGGAACTCGCCCTGCAAATGAAACTACAAGACCTTGGGGATACGCTCTCCATCGCAGGGATCCAGGTCGTAAGCTGGAAGACCCAATCAAGAACGTCGATCGACACCAAAGCCTTGGAACTATCCTACCCCGACATTGCCAGCCAATTCAAGAGAACTTCTGAATCCAGGGTTTTCAGAGTCTTGAAAGGCGCCAGGGAATTATGAGAGTCGTCATAAACCTGCCAGACCACGAATTCACCGAGCACTTAATCTATGCACGCGCAAAGGGATTCGTGGGGCAGAACAATAATGAAGCGGTCAAGACTCTTCTCACCTTCTGCACCAAGCAGCACATCAAGAAATATCCTCTCTCAGAGGCGCAGAGGCGAGAAGTCGAGAAAAACTACGACCTACGGCAAGAAAACTCCGTAGCGTCAAGCGGTGAGCAATTAGGAGAAGATATAGATGAGTAATCCATACGAATTACAGAAAGCAGAACCTAGCGCGGTAGTAGAGATCGAGTCCTCGCGGGCAATCGCGGAAGTCCAGGGTCAGGTTGTCATGGCTAAAAAGTTTCCGCGGGATCCAATCAAATCGATGGATAGGATCTTAAACGAGTGCCGCAGGGCAACCTTGGCGGAACAGGCCGAGTACTCCTTTCCCCGTGGTGGAACGATGGTCACCGGTCCTTCGATTAGGCTGGCTGAAACAATAGCAAGGAACTGGGGCAATCTATCGTTCGGAACGGTCGAAGTAGATAGGCGGGGCGATGAGTCTTCCATGCTCGCCTATGCCTGGGATCTCGAGACGAATGTCATGGCTCGCCAGGAGTTCAAGGTCAGGCATGTAAGAGACACAAAAGACGGAGCGAAGGCGCTGCGCGATGAACGCGATGTTTATGAGGTTACTGCAAATCAGGGATCTCGGCGAGTTCGTGCCTGCATTTTACGGATCGTACCAGGAGACGTGGTTGACGCTGCGGTTGCAGAATGCCAGCGAACGCTTTCGGAAAGTATCGGCGATATACAAGACAGAATCCCTAAGATGCTCGAGAAGTTAGGCACTTTCGGGATAACAAAACTCCAGATCGAAAAACGACTTCGGCACAGAATAGATACCTTAAATGGTCCGGAATACCTGGCACTAGGGAAGATTTACCAATCCCTGAAAGATGGTATGGCAACTCCCGATGACTATTTTGAGCCAGAGGAAAAGCCAGAAGCTGAAAAGAAAACCTCTGTGGCAGAAGTGGCCAAGAAAGCAGCAGAGAAGATTAAAAAGTCTCCAGCACAAGAAGCGGTAGCGAAGATGTTCGATAACGTGAAGACCGAGATAATCGATCCTCCTCCCCCTTATGGCGATAAGCTGGATATCTTCTGATGCAAAAAGCGCGATGGATCATAAAGCAAGCGCGGAAGCTGTGGCACAGAAGCGCGGTGTTGAGGGTGATTTGTTATATTTTCAGCTCTCTTCTGTTCTTTGCCGTCATCGCGCTTTTTTATCTCATAGCCGCGGCTGACTACGCATACACGCGAGGATTGTAGTGGCTCGAAAAAGAATGGTTAATCCGGACATCTGGACAGATACCGGATTCATGGAATTGTCATGGGGTGCACGGCTCCTTTTCATTGGCATGATCTCGAGAGCGGACGATGAAGGACGAGGGAATGGATCTGCGAAAAGTTTAAAAGCAGCCATTTTCCCCTCTGACGATATCACTGTCAGCAGGATCGAGAAGCTCAAGGATGAGGTTCAGCAGTTTACCCGGGTGAAGTTCTATGAAGCCAATGGCCAGATTTATTACCAATTACTTAAGTGGAGATTATATCAGCAGATACAATATCCATCCAAGTCTTCAATACCACCATTCAATGAGGATTCATTGAATGCTACCGGAAAGCTCAATGAGGACTCACATAAATTAACTAATAAGTTAGTTAATAAATTAATTAGTGCTGATTCAATGAACGAAGAGTCGCACGGGCCGTCTTCAATGCGGCCCGGCGACCTTGAGCAGTACTCGGCCAAGGAAAAGATCAAATCAATGTTTAAGGGCATAGTACCCCAGGAGGCTAAATGAGCTTTTACAAACGCCCATACTTCCAAAAATCAAAAACGCGCTCCAGAAAGAAGCTTGACGACTATGATTACAAGTCACTGGTAAAGATCCTTGACAAAGAATTTGGGTTTTATATCAAAAAAACATTTGAGATAGCTCCAGGATTATCTAGATGCTACACCTGCGGAAATATTCACGAAACGAACGATATCCAGGCAGGGCACTACATTTCGCGAAGGTATTACATCGTCAGATGGGATCCTAGAAATGTAAGACCACAGTGTTCTGGGTGCAACGGGCCACGGGCAGGAGAACCGCTTAGATTCAGGGTCAACCTTGTTGAGGACATTGGGGCAAAAAACGTCGAGAACCTTGAGTTCCTTGCTAGGTTTAACGGAGAACGAAATATGCCTAGAGAGTTTTTAATCGAGCAGATCGGAATTTACAGAAAATTGAATAAAAAACTACGGAGGGAGGAATTATGAATCTAAACTTAGAGTTCTCAGAATATGAAATCAAGTACCTAGAGCGCGAATATAAGCGGCGCGGATTAGGAATAGATCTTCCTGGGAACAACCCGTCGCCGGTTGATATGGCGATAAAAAAAATCGTCGAAGCCGCAAGGAAACAAAAATAAATGTCGCGCATGATCTTGTACGCAGAGATCGAGGCTGAACGTCGGCGGCAGGAATTAAAGTGGGGAGAGCAGAATCACCAAATCAATACCATATCTACTCATTGGATGTATTCGGCGCTTGCCAGGGATGCAAAAAGAAGCTGCGAGATTGCACGGAAAGAGGGAAATATTACTTGGTTCGACATTCTCTTTGAAGAGTTCTGTGAGGTCTTCGCCGAAAGGACACCAAAAAAGCAGCGCGAAGAATTGATTCAGGTCGCCGCAGTCGCGGTCCAGATGATCGAATATATCGACCGGAGGCTGTAATGCGAAATATACAACTAGAAAAAACTAACACTATAGATCCGCACTCGATAGAGTTGCTTGAGCGCATAATAGATAACGGGAGTTGTGTATTTATAAAATGCCCCGCGTGTCCATTGTATGAAGAATGCAACTCAGAAGTTGAGATTGCTGAGCTTGCGAAGAATAAACTCGATGCATTTAGAAAAATAATAAGCGAGGTACACATGAAAAAAGAAAATCAGTCATGGGTAATAAAGTCGCGGGGGTTGGTATGCTCGTGTTGTGGTCGCCCCTTTACGGAAATAATGAGGCGGAAAGCAATGGTACACCCTGCTCTTTTTGAAGAAATCGGAGAATTTCATATCTGTGGTTCCTGTTTACGAAAACAGCAAAAACATTCAGACGACTCTATCGTCGCAGCTACGAGGTTTGGCGATTGCTAAAAGAAGCGAAGGAAAAACAGGAGGAAGATAAATGCAGGTAATTATCATGGAGAGTGTGGAAGCGCTGGCAATACAAATTGAGCGCGAACTTATCAAACATTCTTGCGACGCTCCTGTTGTGGATTCCATCCTCTCCTGCCTGCACCCCATCGAGGTGCCGAGCGAGGCGGAGAAGCTGGTAAGGATGTTGGAAGAAGGATTTTACAATGCCACTAATGAATTTAGCGATCTTCCACTCGAGAAATACCGTACCGAAGCCGCGGCGCTGATCACCGCCCACTCGCGGACGGTGCCGAGGGCGATGCTGGATGAAATAGCCGATGAATCGCTTATGTTTCGAAGCAAAGAAGATCAACAGGAAAAAATAAATAAAATCGCTGCCAAGTACGGCTACCACGCAGAGTAAGGGGGATGGAAGATGAAAGAGCGACCAATCATATTTAACAGTGACGAGGTTCGGGGGATTATCGATGGCCGAAAGACCATGATGCGGCGGGTAATCAAACCGCAACCGCATGAAATAGCATATCGAGACCGTTATGACAACGAGGAATCGGCTTGCTTTTGGCGCTACGGAGAAGAACGTGAGGATTGGCCACGGCCTAAAGACTGCCCCTACGGTCAGCCAGGCGATAGGCTATGGGTTAAAGAGACAACATTTAATGTTGAAGATCATGGCTATGTCGGGCCGGTATATCTCCAATCTGATCGTGCTGCGGAAATAATTGACTGGGGGCTCGCGCCAAGCGGGGACGATCCTGCTGAAGTAGATCCTGAAGATGTGAAGCTAAGGCCATCCATTTTTATGCCCAAAAAGTATGCAAGGATATTCCTTGAAGTCGTCGGCGTCCGCGTCGAGCGGGTGCAGGAAATAAGTGAGGAAGATGCCTTGGCGGAGGGAATTAGGCGCATTCCTCATGGGATGGATGGCGACTACTTCCATTTCAGCCGAACCGAGGCCGATCCCCAAAACTGGTGCTTTCCCGACGATGCATTCCGCGAACTCTGGGACAAACTCTACGCCAAGCGCGGCTACGGATGGGACGCGAATCCCTGGGTATGGTGCGTTTCGTTCAAGGTTATTAACAAAATCGAGTTTAAGCAAGTGGGGGGGTGAGTCGTTGTTCTCATTTCTCGATCTCTTCGCCGGCATCGGAGGATTTGCCCTTGGTGCGTACTGGGCCGGCCTGCGATTTGATGAGCATTACTACAGTGAGGTAGATAAGTATGCTATGCGGGTTTATCAGCAGCGATTCCCCGACGCAATCGGACTCGGGGACATTACAAAAATCGACGGATCAAAGCTCCCATACGGAGACTGGATTATTGCCGGCGGCTTCCCCTGCCAGGACATCAGCGTCGCCGGAAAAGGTGCGGGACTCGCAGGGGCGCGCTCCGGTCTTTGGTTTGAGATGCTACGGCTTATTGGCGATTTACGACCGCGATACGCGATCGTGGAGAACGTCGGAGCGCTCCTTGTTCGGGGAATTGATACCGTTCTCGGAACATTGGCCGAGATCGGGTATGACGCGGAATGGCAGATTATATCGGCTGCAAGCGTTGGCGCGCCGCACAGAAGGGATAGGGTCTACATTGTGGCCTACCCCAAAGGCAAGCGATTCGTTCAGGGTGCGTATGAAAATAGAATCGGTTCGGAAAACATTAAAAAAACGTTTAACTGGGGTAATCGGAAGCCCCCCGTTTCTGGAAGCGTACTTGGACTTAACTGGATATCTGCCCCACCAGGAATTTGTGGAGTGGATGATGGGCTACCCGAAACAGTGGACAGACTTAGATGCCTCGGTAACGCCATTGTCCCTCAGTGCGCGGAAGTGATTTTCAATCTACCGGCATTTGATGAATGGAGAGAGGAGGCTACACGATGAGCAAACTAAGCGAGGCACTCGCGGCGATGGACAAGGCGACGCCGGGGCCGTGGCATGTCGGGAACGGCAAGAAACCCGACCTTTATATGGGCTGGGACTCCATCATCGCAAAGCACGAAGACGGTGACAGGTTTGTTCTTGCGGAGGTACTATGATTACAAAGAAAATAGGCGGGCGCACAGAGTATACCGAATCAGTGCGTCACTGTTGTGGGCATACCATAGATTATGTCACCCTTGGCTATAAAATGAATCGCAGGCAAGTGGTGCAGAAAAGACAAATGCCGTGTGCGCGATGCCAATTAAAAGCATTACTCGAACAGGAGGAGGTAAGGGAATGAGTAAAGTATCCAGGGAGGAGCGCGGTTGGGCGGGTCATTTATGTGTAGCTGATGGCTGTAGGTTTAGGAGAAATACCCTACTGTGGAGTGGCGAGACATACGTCGTAGTGTCAACCGTAGGAAATTATTGTTATCAGGGGAAGCCGGATGAAATAGGGTGTAACCGCTATTACGAAACGATGGTGTTCTTTAGCAAAGATGACGATGCGCTTTACCACGATGCTGACGTAATCAAGGAAATCAGCTTCAATTCGCCGTGGGCTATCGACCACATTAGCGAGCAGTCAGATAAAGAGGCAAATTATATGCACGATATGGTCGTGCTTGAGATTATGCAAAAGATGGAGAGTGGGGAATTGGTCAAGCCGGAGGAGGTGGGGATGCTATGATAAAACGCGAACGTATCCGCTCCAAGTTCGGCGGACGGTGTGCCTATTGTGGGCGTGAACTTGGAAAAACATTCCATGCCGATCATGTAGAGCCACTTTGCAGGGATTGGGATAATGGCGCGCTTGCCGTTTATGGACGCAAAAAGGGCAAGGACTCTGAAGATAATCTTTTCCCCGCTTGCCCTCGATGCAACAGGCGTAAAGCTATGATGCCGCTTGAGGACTTTCGGCTCACAATCTATGCAGAAGTGCAAATGCTTCGCAAATACAGTGATAAATTCCGGCTTGCCGAGGACTTTGGAATAATCAAGGAAACCGGTCAAGACGTAGTTTTTTGGTTTGAAAAATACAAGGAGAAAAACGATGCCTGGACGAAAATCTCGCCTTCCTGTGCCAGAAATGCCACAACGGGTACGACGCGAAACACCGGGCGGCCGGATTAAGGAACGGAGGATGAATAGTGTCAGTGTGTAA